GGACTTGCCATCAATAATAGTAATAGATTCCATGATTGCATTATAAACAGCACGATCTTGACAATACTTCTCAGTCTGATCTAGAAGCCAATCTAGATCAGTTTCCTTATCTGCAATAAGATTAGGAATAACTTCTACTACCTTGCTAAAGACATCAGAAGACATTCCATCAATCTTATCAACATCAATAGTTAGTGCTTCAGCCGATGGAATTGTATTATAGCGTTCCACATAAGCAGTAACAGTCTGGTAGATCACACGGTACGCATGGTCAGAAAAGTATTCTGGCTTTACAAATGGTAGAACCTTTCTTGCATAAGTTTCATTACTTACAAGATGCGCAAGGATCTTTTGTTCAATCAATATGCTTCTCCATCTTCGCCTTGCATGATAGAACCGTGACCAACTTGATAACGGTCCTTAATATAGTCTTGGAACTTCTGTGATTTTAGAATCGGTTCCCAAAACGAAGCAACGTTCGTATCTTTCTCACGGACCTTTTGATCTGATACTTCACCAGTCTCTGGATCGACTTTGGAGTACCATCCGGGTGAGGGCTTATGGATGAACTTGCCTTCCATAGCAATGTCGAGCAAACCAGACCACTTAGAAATGCCGCCGTTGTGAGATACACTAATAGGGATTTTTGATTTTTCTTTGACATATCGAGATTTTTCCACGTTAACAATAAAATGATATCCAACTACTTCGCCAGCTTGCTTATCTTGCTGACGGCCGATGATAAAGATGTTATCAGCAGAATAATAAGAACCTGTACCACCAGAAACAATGTCCTTAGGAAACAAAGATTGTTCCTTATATGTATGATTGACCACGATCATAGGAATGTCTTTCATGGTCAGATGCGGTGTAACCATTCGGAATAGAGACTTGATCTGCTTTGCCCGAGACATATCGGCAACAGATTTGCCGTCAAGTGCATCATCAAGTTCCTTCTTTGAAGCTAGGTTACCAATAGAATCAATAATGATGATTACTTGTTCATTTCTAGTAATCTCATAAATCTGTTTCATAATATCAAACTTAAGCTTTTCAATGTCTGTAATAGGTGTATGAAGAACTCGGTCCATATCAATTTCAAAGGATTCAAAATATGCCTTAGGAGTACCAAACTCTGAGTCATAAAACAAAAGCACAGATTCAGGATATTTATCCATATAAGACTTAGCCATCAAGAGAGAAAAAGCTGTCTTAAAGTGCTTTGAAGGACCTGCCCACATAGTCAGCCCAGGAGTCAAACCGCCATCTAGTGCACCAGATAGTGCAACATTGATCATTGGAACTGGAGTAGAAATCATATCTTTCTTATTAAAGAACTTAGATTCCGCTAGAATATCTGTTTCTTGAATAGTAGAATTCTTCTTTAGTTTAAGTAGTAAACTCATAGTACCTCACATTGTTGTTTAATTAAATTCATTATATCACAGTATTGAATTAATGTTAACCAAAAAAGCTATCAAGTGTAGATTTTTTTTCAGTCTGGTATCCAATAGCATCTAGGATAATCTTAAGAGGATCCAAGAAAGCTTTAGTAAACTGTAGATTATAGTCAATGTACTTATCTAGTTCAAGTTGTCGTGGAAGAGTATTGACTACAGACACAACATTTTCACGAAGTGGATTAGGAGTTTTTAGATAACAAAACTTAATCTTTTCACCTTCTTTTACTGTTTCATACCTGTTGTCCAACTTACGGTCAGCGAGAAGTTTATTATAGACCAATGCACCACGAACATGAATTGGCGTTCCTTTTTTGTAGATGGAATTGGTGTCTCGATAGTCCGAGAGTCCATTGCAACCTCTGGGGAAAGCAACTTCATCAAACGATAGAGTCTTGAATTCTTCTCTGAACTCTTCAATGAAGTCGATGACATCTTGTTCTGTACCCTTCATAATAATCTTGATGGCTTCTTTAATCTTAGTACGACAGCTTGATGGAGTCGAAGACTTTACGGCTTCAATACCCATGATCTTAAGCTTTGGTTCTGCATACCGAATACCTTCATTATCATGTACATTTAGAATGTACCGTTTCTTGGCAGTCCAGATACCTTTATCTGCAATAGCTTCACGTTTCATATTAAGGAATGGCGTAAATGCATTAGTATATTCAACAAGAGATTCAAAACTATCTTTGATTTTCTTATCTAGAACTTCTGAACATATCTTATCTAGATAATCAATTGTATTATCTGATTTCTTATCTACAAAATCTTCTAGATTAAGATATACAGAATCAGTATCGATAGCAATTACACGATCACGTTTATGGTTTAGTGCTTTATCAAGGAATGCATTAATATTACGTTCGGTCCAACGAATAGCCAATTGACCAGTTAAAGTGATTGCTTCGGCAAATTCAATTTCAAACCACCGGAAATATTTGTTACCCAATGCACCATAAAGTGAGTTCAGAGCAATCTTTCGGGCCATTTGCAAATTATCATACTTTGAAATCTTGTTTTTAAGTTCATTAGTAGGATTCTTTTCATATTCTTTCTTAGCTTCAAGCATGATTTTCTTGTACCGCTTACGGTCAGCCATCATGGTTTCAACTAGTTTAGGAAAGACACCTTTGAAGTCGCGATCCCACATACAACTATTAGCAGTCATAGCAAGATTTTGATCCTTAAGAAGCTTTGGAATATCTGTACTGAATAGACAATTGTCCAGATATTCATCTATGGTAAAGTACCGAGACATCTTGCCACGATATGTTTCGGGTGAAATGTTATACTGCACAATAAGAGAAGGATATAGAGATTCTACGTCAAATGAAACCACATAATTATGCATACCAACAATAGGATCTTTAACATATGCACCAGCAAATGTATCCATCTTAGTATTATGCTTAGGTTTTGAAACTACAATCTTATCATTCATAAGACGGTTATGAATAATTGTATCCCACAAACGAATTGGAGAGAACACATCACCAAAGTTAATCTTGGCGTCATAAGCCACAGTCATGGCTAGACCAATTAGATTTAGTTTTTGTTCAAGTCTATCTACGAGGAGGGTATCATGAATGTTGTATTCCATGAACTTTTGGAAATCTCGTTGGTATAGATCAAAGAGACCGTCAAATTCTGAATAGTCCAGTTTTCGCTCGCCCAACTCAACGAACGCAATGTGGTCCAGCTTATAGGATTCTTGATTTGTGTATGTAAACTTTTTGTATAGTTGGATATAGTCAAGAATACAGATTCCTTTGGGTAAGTAAACTTGTGTTGACTTGCCCATGATTTCAAGTGTGCCTTCATATAGAATCTCCCAAGGTGATAGTTTTTTTGCAAATTCTTCGCCATGAATACGAGTAATACGATTGACGATATAAGGAATATCAAAGAATTCAATATTCCAGCCACTAATAATATCTAGATCAAGTTGTTTCCAAATCTCTAGAAACTTTAGAAGTAGAGCAGCTTCATTTGGACATTTAATATAGATAACTCCTTCCGGAGCATCATATTCACCACAACCTAGAGAAATGATTAGATCACGGCGTTTAATTGTAATAGCCGTAATTTCTTTATCTGCCAGCTTAATGTCTGGAAACCCAGAATCGGCCGCAACTTCAATATCAATATAACCAATATTGACAATTGAAGGATCAAAGTTTACTTCACCAGGAAAATAATCATTGATGAATGTATATTCAAACTTATTAAGACCAAAGACTTCAAACCCAGACACATCATCGTATCTCTTTAGAAAATCTTTAGCTTCATATATACTAGAAAACTCCATCTTGTCAAGTTTCTGACCAAATAAAGATCTGTATTCTGTATTGCCAGTCTTAGATGGAATAAATAAATTGGGTTTATATTCTATCTTACGAGCAATTCTCTTGCCGTTTTCATATCCACGAAGCAGAATATTACCTCGGTGAAGTGTCACATCGGTATAAAATTTCATGAAGTACCTTTCGTATTCATCTTATATAATATACCATGCCAAATTAATGTAAATAATAAATATACGGTTGAATCATATTATAGGGAGTCTATTATGAGTCTTATTGCACTACAAAAGAAGATTGGCGTTACGGCCGACGGAGCATTTGGTCCAGGCACTTTAAAAGCAGCTGCTGCTTATTTTAAACTTAA